TCTTGGTACAGATTGGAGAATATTATTATGGAATATACAAGAGGTCGTAGGGCGTGTCTTAATTTGATACGAGATCCAGTAGATAATTACATAGAACATAAAGATGAAATCGAAGAAATTCTTAAACCATTCACAGTAGTTCCACGAAATAAAATATCTAAAGTAGATACAGACCAATGGTTATATATTAGTTCGGCTTGGCAAGATAAAAATTATGTAAGAGCTGTCGAGATTTGTAAAGGTAGTAAGATTTACAGTACTGATGAAAATGATCTATACGAATTAGACAAAGAATTGAATGAGCTTGGATTTAAGACAAGAATGGGTAGAAATTGTGATACAGGAACTTTAAGTATCGCAGTCTTGGAAGAACCTGAAACAGAGAATATATAGTTGGAGGTGATAGATAAATGAACTTACAGGAAAATGTAAATAAGTCACTAATGTTATCAAAGGTGGAACAGATGCATGATTTTAGAGGTTGGGCAAGAAAACTTCCTGCTTTTCACTTTGATAAAGAATGGGACGTGACGATTGTTCCACCATTTACAGGTGCGATTATCAGATTTGTAATTGATTATAATGGAAAGCATGTGTCGGTATATTTTGATGCGTATTCAGAACTTGGATGGATGTATGATAAAGATGAGCAGCCAATTCCGTATTTTGAATATTATGATGGCGTAGATACTCACAGATATTATCTTGATAAGTCAGAACAGATGATGAATGACATTATAAATTTCTTGAATAATTAGTCTTAGCGATTCAGCTAACAATTTCCCAAAATAAAAGAATAAAAATAAGAGGTAAAAATGTGATTCAAGTAATTGAGACAAATTTGAGCATTGATAGAGATAGTATCATAAGAGAT